GCGTCAGCAGCGACGCGGCGTATGTGTGAAAGCGAATGTACGTGTGCCCGAACTCCAGCGCTGTCGTCTGGGTCGAGGAATAGCGGAACGGAAGCATACGCGCCTTGCGCGCCGAGTCTTTCGTTTCACGCACGAAGCGCGTACCGGGTCGGCTCGTGGCAATCCCCTCCGGGAGGACAATCATGTTGCGGCAGTTCGACAGGCCGCTGTCGCGGTTCGCGTCGTCGATGCGCCCCACCATGGAAGGTGAGACGATACCGCCGGCGAAACTGCGTGTGTAGGGCTTACTCCGGGGCATTCAGCACCGGGGCGTCGGGGAAGAACCCAAGCTCCGAATAGCCTCGGGCCTTCAGCCAGGGGGCAGCGTGGTTGCCGTCCCGGAATACTTCGGTCGCCGTCCCTTGGTTCGCGTCGGACGTTTCCGACAGCATCAGGTACGAAATGGCCTTTTTCTCAAGGGCTTCGGATACCTGCATCCCGCTTGCGCCCTTGATGACAGGGCCCGCGAGGTACGCGGCGAGCAGGTAGGACACGCCATTTGTGAACGCAGGATGGTACTTGCTGGTGTCTTCCTCATCCACCAGCCAGCGGACGACGGCGTCCTCGGTATTGGCGTAGATGACGTCGTAGTTGTCGTCGCCGTCCGTCCACGTCTCGACGCGGCTGGGCTGGCGGTCCTCGTCGAGGATAGCCTCTGGGCCGTACAACCCGATAAGTTCCAGGCAATTTGCGGGTTTGCTATAGGTATACAGCCATTGCGTCGGCTGCTCGTCGCCGAGGTCAAGCAGCCCGGCGGACTGGCGGCGCCGCGCCCAGGAGGGCTTGCACTTGATGATGGCGAACTGGCGCGCGATCGGCCAGAACTGGCCGCACAGCTCCGCTTCGCGAGTCGCGTACGGCTCGTCGGCAGAAGAAAGCCCCGCCTTGTTCCCGAGATGGGACAGGGCGAGGTTCCAGATTGATACTAGGGACGCCATGCAGCGGCCTCGCTGTTGGCTTAGACGAGGTCGCTGGCCGGGGCAGCTTTGGTTTTGGCGACAGGGACGAGTTCAAAGGCCGGGCGAATCTGCCGGTCCTTGAGGCGCTCGGCCGCGTTCTTGACCTGCTCGTCGGTGAGTTCGAACACCGCGCCGATCGGACGGAGCGAACCGCCGTGGAACATGGGCTTGAGGGCGCGCACTTTGGGCATGGGGAACTCCTGAGAGGAAGATGCCCGGCCCCCGAAGGGACCGGGCTAGTTCCCCAGTTAGATGATGTCGTTCGTGGCGTTCGGGAACGCTTTGGTGGTGAACGGATCGTTGGTCAGGAAGGCGTTGATCTTGCCCGCCGTGAACGCAGCGACCGCCGTGGTCTGGAGGATGCCCAGGTAGCGCTCGTACGTGCCTTTCGGCAACTCGACCTTGCAGACGTAGTAGCCCGCAACCAGCGTCGCGACCGGGATAGCGGCGGTCGAGAAGTGGTAGGTAGCAGACAGGTCGGTAGCGATCGCGGCCTGCGCGTCAGACACGAGGTGGAATTGTCCCGTGGCCGAGCCGCCCGACGTCGCGGTCGTGTCAACGTTGATGACGAGATAGAGCCCGTCCACGTCGTTGACGCCATCCGTGGCCGGCGTGCCGCCCCCGGTGTCGATCTGGCTTCCCAGGAGGTAGACGCCGGCGGCCCCAGTGTTCAGGGCGACCGCGTCGCAAAATTCGAGGCGTGAATCGAGGATCATTCGGTCGCTCCTTACGAGATGCCGGTTTCGGTGTTGAGAATGGCGTCGCAGCGGCGGAACGGAATGCCGTCAAACGTCATGACCTTGCGGCCGGCGACGTCGTCCATGCCCAGCGTCGAGTTGACCGTCTTGTTGACGATCTGACGGCGCAGGTACGAACGGACTTTCTTGTTGGCATACCAGGCCAGCTTGACGCCCTCGTGGGTCGGCACCGTCTCCGAGGCGATAGCCAGGAGGTCGATGAGGTCCGCACCCGTCGCGGCGTTCTTCGTGAGGTCTTCCGCGTTGATCTGGATGCGGACGACGTAGCGCCAGTCACGAACGCAGAGGCCGACGTCCCAGCGGTAGTGGGTGCGGTAGGCTTCCATGCGGCCGCCTGAGCCGTCCACGTTTTCAACCGTGACCTGGCCTTTGTCCTCGATCTTGAGGCCCGCCATGGAGCCTTTCGGATAGATGCAGGACACCGTGTCCGAGCCCCAGCCGACGAGCCAGATGGACGTGTTGTCCGTGCCGTCCGGCGTGGCGTTGCCTTCACGGATGATGTTGTCCGAGTTCTCGACGGACGTAACCGTGTTGAACTGCGGGGCGAAGCCAGTGATCTGTTCCGGCGCCGTGGCTTCGTTCGCGTAGATGAGCGCGGTGGCCAGGGCGTTGTTCATGCCCATGATCTGCGCTTTGTCTTCCGAGAAGCGGAACTCGGCCGAGTTGCCGTTGAGGTCGGCGAGGGCCTTGTCGATCTCGGCGTAGGCCTCAAGCATGCCGCAGTTCGCGGTGATCTGGGCGGTACGGGACTTGTTCGGCTGCACGCCGCCGTACATCTTGCGCCAGGTCGGGTCGGGCAGGCCGGTGCGAACGGTCGTCTTGTGGCCGGTCGGCAGGTTGCCTTCCGTCCAGACGGCGTCGGTCAGAATGTCGTTCGTCTGCATCAGCAGCTCGACGACGGGAGCGATTTTGCCGTCCGGGTCCAGGCGTTTCTGGACGTCCAGCAGGGTGGGGTGGATGATGGAATGCGCGGCCATTTAAGCGTCCTTCAGCTGTGCCGGGAGGTGGGGTTGTCGTACAAGCCGGCGAGTGGATCGCCCTTGGGAGAGCCACCGTTCCCCGAGACGGGGGTGTCGTTGGCGAAGTGCGGCGCGAGCCGCGCGAACACCCGGATCATCTCCGGGTGATTTCCGAGGCCGGACTCCTCAAGGAATGTCTTGAAGTCCGGCGTTACGAACGTCGGGTTGTTGATGACGCCGCGAGCTGCGGCAAGCGCTGCGTCGAACTTGTCGCCGCCAATCTCCTTGTCCGCCTTGGCTTCTTCCGCCCAGCCCGCGATGACGTCGGCCTTGGTCTGGGCCATGGCGCTGTCCAGGTCGGTGCGCTGTTGCAGCACGCGGTCGAGAATCTTCTGGGCCTTGTCCTTGTCGGCGACCGGGTCGAGTCCGAGGTCTTTCGCGAAGGCCTTGATGTCGTCGATCTTGACGGTGGCAGCGTCGACGCCTTCGGGGAACGCGAACTCATAGTCCGCGGGGGCGACGGCGTCGGTCGGCGGCGTGCCACCCGCGGGCGGGACGGCGGCGTCATTCGGCGGTGCGCCATCCGCGGGCGGGACGGCGGCGTCAGTCGGCGGCACGGCAGCGTCGGCGGCCGGGGGGATCGCAGCTTTGTCGGTCAACGCGGTAGTCATTTTGCCTCATTCTGCATCAGAGTGTAGGTAGCGGGAGCATGCTCTGTGACCTTGGACAGGATATAGAGGCCCTGTTCTCGGCGGCCTTCGTTGAAGGCCATTTGCAACGCTTCCGGCGAATAGCTCACCCTGAAAACACCCGCTCTAGCCAACAGGGCCCAAACAATCCGGCGGCCCCGCTGGTCGCCGAGAACGAACCGCCAGTCTGCGGCTTCCTCGGCTAGTTTCTGCTCCGCGGACTTGGCCCTCTCTGTGTCCTGGCTGTTCAGTGCGTCCAGGTCTGTGGGGTCATATTCTGCGGCCATCTTGCGCGTACGCTACTACAACTTGTGGTTGCACTCCACCTGCGGGGTTTAGCCTGTAAGAGTTTGCAACTGGGCGTTGCTGTGCACGCCTTTTATCAGCGCCAAGAACTGCACGGTCCCAAACCAGGGCTCTACGTTCGCGACGCCGGCGCCGATGCGAAGGGTGGTAGGGTTTACGTTCACGGCGCAAGCCGTGTCATCCGCCGCTGTACGTACCGCGTTGACGGCCAAATTCATGTTGTTCAGTTGAAAGCGCGACGCGATCTTTGCAGATGCGCCCACCGTAGCCGTTATCCCGGAAGGCCCGTTGTAGTCGGAAACGCTAGCGGTAAAGTGCTGCGCCCTCCACACGTCGGTGGAGGAGACGTAAAGGTTGGCCCTTTCCGCTTCGGTGCCGTCGTCGAGCTGCGCAACGCGCTCGTTGAAACCGGAGTCCGTGCTGCGGATGCACTTCACAAGCGCGGTGAACGGGTAGGGCAAGGTGACCGGCATCACAAGCACATTCGCGGTGGACGCGATGACGTGGCCTGTGGTGCCCAGAGACAGCGTTCCTGATATCCCGGGCACATCGGCGATGGCGCCGACGTCCTTCCCGTCGATGCAGGCCTTGTTGGCCTGGAAATCCAGCCAGTACGTCGGGATGAGCCCGCCCAGCAGAATGCGCGCTCGCCCCAGCAGCGTCGTGTTTTTAGTTACGGCGTTGCGCAGGGCGGCGTGCATGCTTTAGTTCCCGTTGTTGTGGGCGGGGATTGCCGACAGCGTCAGGTTGAACGTGTCTGCGCTGACCA